CAGCAATTTCAAACGCTACTGCAACAATTATATTGGACAAGTAAGGAGACTAAATGGCTAATACTACTTCAGGAACGACAACGTTCGACAAAACATTTGCTATCGATGAAATAATCGAAGAAGCATATGAGAGAATAGGTATGCAAGGCGTATCTGGTAATCAGTTACGTATGGCAAGAAGATCTCTCAATATTATGTTTCAAGAGTGGGGTAATAGAGGACTTCACTATTGGGAAGTAGCAAATAATTCAATTACATTAGTTGACGGTCAAGCAACATATACAATGTTTAGATCAACAGATGATGGCACTTCTAGTGCTACCGCTGTTTATGGTGTTGACGATATATTAGAAGCTGTTTACAGAAACTCTTCAAGTGTTGATACACCTCTTACAAAAATAAACAGATCTACATATCAAGGTCTTTCAAATAAAACATCTGAAGGAACGCCTTCACAATACTTTGTACAAAGATTTATAGATAAAGTTACAATCACTTTATACTTAACACCTGGTTCAACAGAAGCAGGTAATACAATTAATTATTACTATGTAAAAAGAATACAAGATGTTGGTGATTATACTAATGCAACAGACGTTCCGTATAGATTTGTACCATGTATGGCATCAGGTTTAGCTTATTATTTGTCACAAAAATTTAAACCAGAACTAACTCAAAACATGAAGCTATTATATGAAGATGAATTACAAAGAGCATTGGCTGAAGATGGTTCTTCTTCAAGTTCATTTATAACCCCGAAAACTTATTATCCAAATGTCTAATTTTTCAAAAGGTAAACATGCAAAATTTATATCAGATAGATCTGGCATGGCATTTCCATATTCTGAAATGGTTAGAGAATGGAATGGTTCTAGAGTTCATGTATCAGAATTTGAACCTAAACAGCCACAATTAGAACCAAGAGCACACGGAGCTGATCCTGAAGGTTTACAAAATGCAAAACCTGATAGAAAAGAATTTCCAACGCAAGAATTTTTACCAGATAATCCGTTTGTAACTGCTTCAAATACAACTTTAAAAATTTTATTTCCTGATGGAGATTTATCTGTAAATGATCATATTAGATTTCAAAATGTAAAAAATCCTGTAGGTGGTTTAGCCATAACTACTTTACAACTTTCTACTACTTTAAATGGTGCAATAAATGCTTCGGTAACTTCGATTGATTTAACTGATGCTACACAGTTTCCATCAAGTGGTTTTATTATGATTGAAAAAGTAGATGCAACTTCAGGGTTGTTTGTAAATGAAGTTATTCAATATACAGGTAAGTCTACAAATCAACTAACTGGATGTACTAGAGGAACTAGCGCGCCTTTTAGAGGAGTGTCCCCAGCAAAAACAACAGCAACTACACATGCTGATGATGCTAAAGTTTTTGGATCTTTTAAAGTTGCATCTTTAAATACTAGAACAGTAACAAATCCAGGACAGCCTGCTACGCTTACTAAGTTTGATGGTGTTAACGTTACATTGACTAACGCTGCAAGTAGTACAGAAACAGGAGGTGGCTTTCAGTGTACAATTGGGCCAATAAATGATAGAGGTTAGATATGGCAGGAATAAGTTATTCAGGATTAGTTACACAAATTAGAAACTACACAGAGGTAGATTCTAATGTCTTAACTGCAGATCAATTAGAGAATATTATTTTAAATGCGCAATATAGAATTATGCGTGATGTTCCTATCGACGCGGATAGAAAACAACAGATAGGTAATTTAGTTACAGGACAAGAAACAATTAATGCTCCAGGAGGAGCTTTATTTATTAGAGGTATACAGGTCTATGATTCTACATCAGCTGCAACTGGAGCTAATAGATTTTTAGAAAAAAAAGATGTTACATATCTACAAGAATACGTGCCATCAACAGAGACAGCAAAAAGAGGACAGCCTAAATATTATGCTATGTTTGGTAATGCTACGGGAGACGGTGACACTAATTCTGGTAGAATGATGTTCGCGCCTGTCCCAGATACAACGTATAAATTTAGGGTGCACTATAATAAAATGCCAGCGACTTTAGCCTCTGATAATACAACAAACTACATCAGTCTAAACTTCCCAAATGGCTTATTATACTGCTGTCTAGCAGAGACTTATGGCTTCTTAAAAGGTCCACAAGATATGTTGACACTATATGAAAATAAGTATAAACAGGAAGTAGACAAGTTTGGTGTAGAGCAAATCGGCAGAAGAAGACGAGATGACTACACAGATGGTACAGTTAGACTAACAGTTCCATCAACAAACCCGTAAAAATTAGGAGTTAATTATGGCAATATCATCGGCAATTTGTAATAGCTTTAAACAAGAACTGTTAGTTGGAACACACAATTTTACTGCGTCTAGTGGTAATACTTTTAAGCTAGCATTATACACAAGCTCTGCATCTTTAGGTGCTGGTACAACAGCTTACTCAAGCTCAAATGAAATTTCTAACACATCTGGATCTGCATACACTGCAGGAGGAGCAACTTTAACAAGCGTAACTCCAGCTTTGTCTGGTTCAACTGCGGTTTGTGATTTTTCTGATGTTAGTTTTACCTCCGCATCTTTTACAGCTAATGGATGTTTAATTTATAACGATACGCAATCTGATAAAGCTGTTGCTGTTATAGCATTTGGTGGTGACAAAACTGTATCTAGTGGAACTTTTACAATTCAATTCCCAACAGCAGACGCAAGTAACGCGATCATAAGATTAGCGTAAGGAGATTAACGGATGTCCGTTACTCGAACTTTTACAGTAACGGTAGCTTCTACCGATTCAGGTAATAAATATTTTATTGATGGTGTTCAACAGGATACTTTATATTTAGCAGAAAGTGGGACTTATAAATTTGATCAAGCAGATTCTTCAAACGGTAGTCACCCGTTAAGATTTTCCACAACATCTGATGGAACACATAGTGGTGGTTCTCAATATACAACAGGCGTAACCACAAATGGAACAGCAGGTCAGGCCGGAGCATACACACAAATTACAGTCGCTACCGACGCGCCAACTTTATATTATTATTGCACAAATCACTCTGGAATGGGTGGGACAGCAAACACACCTGCTGCAGATACGTGGGGAGCTTTAGGTTGGAGTTCAAATCTTTGGGGAACAAACGAAGAGTTTATAACTGGTTGGGGTGCAGACACTTGGAATGATGGTGGTTCTTGGGGTCAAGCTAATGATGAAGTAGTACAACTAGATGGTCAAGCAATAACTTCAGCGTTAGGAACTCCTATATCAGGAGCTGAACAAGGTTGGGGACGAGATGATTGGTCAGAAGAACCTTGGGGTGATAGTTTTAGTCCTGTTTTATCTTTAAGTGGATTATCAATAACATCATCAGTAGGTTCTATATCAGCTTTTAATGAACAAGGTTGGGGTAGAGATACATGGAACTTCGAAAGTTGGGGTTTCAGTGGTTTAACGGTAGAGTTAGGCGGTTTAGAAATTACATCTAATTTAAGTGCTAATGGTTGGAGTAATGCATCTTATGGTGAAAATGGTTGGGGTATGTTTACTCTTAATCCTGCAGATGCGATAGGATTAACAGGTCAAGCAATAACCTCTGCTGTACCAAGTCAATTAGATATACCAGAACAAGTTCAAGGTCTTTCTATAACCAGTTCAGTTGGATCAATAGTTCCACTTGAACAGGCAGTGGGTTTATCGGGTCAAGCAATAACTTCTTCAGTTGGTTCTACAACATTTGATTTAACTTCTGTAGTAATACCAACAGGTCAACAAACAACTTCATCAGTTGGAAGCACAATAGAAGGTCTTGTAGAATTTGTACCAGTAACAGGTGTTGAAGCAACATTATCCATAGGATCTTTAAGTATAGGTCAGTTAAGTGTAGGATTAACTGGTCAATCAGCTACGTTCTCTGTAGGATCTTTGACACCTGCAGATGTTATGGGATTAACTGGACAAGAAATAACGTCGTCGGTAGCAGGTTTTGGCACTGCGTCAGGCTTTGGAATTCAAGCATATTCTAATGTTGACACGGGGTCAAATTCTTCGTATACAGATGTTGCAACAGGATCAAATACAAGTTATACTGACGCTGCATAATAGGAGATAAAATATGGCATCAACATACACACCTTTAGGGGTTGAACTTCAAGCAACTGGCGAAAACGCTGGAACATGGGGAACGAAAACTAATACAAACTTACAAATTTTTGAACAAATCGCAGGCGGTTTTACTGCTCAATCAATAGCAGGCGGTGCACAGACTACAGCATTATCTGTTTCCGATGGATCAACTGGAGCAACTTTATCTCACAGAATGATTGAGTTCACAGGTTCAATTACAGGAAATCAAGTCGTAACTATTCCATTAGACGTACAAACTTTTTATTATTTAAGAAACTCAACATCAGGTTCATACACAGTACAATTTAAATATGCTTCTGGTTCAGGAGATACATTTACTTTTGCAGCGGGTGATAAAGGTGATGCAGTGGTTTTTGCAACTGCAAACGATGGAACTAATCCAGACATTTATACTTTACCTAATGTTTCTTTAACTGGAACACAAACTTTAACAAACAAAACTTTAACTAGCCCCGTAATTGGAACAAAAATTTCAGACACAAACGGAAATGAATTAATTAATCTTACTGCAACAAGTTCAGCTGTTAATGAAGTTACATATGCAAATGCCGCAACAGGCAATAACCCTACATTCACGGCATCAGGAGGAGACTCAAATGTTGGTATTTCTTTTGCTACAAAAGGAACAGGTATTATCAAAGCAGAAGATGCAGGTGGAACTGTATCTGCAGTTAAAATTGCAGGTAAAGAAACTATCTGGGTTCCTGCGTTATCTATGTACCCTAATACTACAAACGGAGCAGAAGCTGCCCAAGTAGAATTATCAAATGGTCCTGAACTAAAAGTTTTAGATTTTGATAAAGATTCAGATGAGTTTGCACAATTTGCTGTAGCATTTCCTAAATCATGGAATGCAGGAACAGTAACTTTTCAAGCTTTTTTCACAGCAACTTCAACAAATACAGGAACTACAGCATGGGGATTATCTGGTGTAGCTTTAGCTGATAATGGAGATTTAAATACAGCTTTTGGAACACAAGTTGTTGCAACAGCAAAAGCGCATAGTGGAACATCAAACGATTTAGACGTGGCAAATGAAAGTGGAGCAGTTACGATAGCAGGATCACCTGCAGCAGATGAGTATGTTTTCTTCCAAGTCTCAAGAGACGTTTCAGCGGATGACTTAAACGCCGATGCAAGATTACTAGGAATTAAATTATTCTTCACTACAAGTGCTGCTAACGACGCATAAGGAGAATAAAATATGTTTGGATATCAAATACTAGGTTTCGGTTCTGGTGGCGCTGGAAGTCCTTTTATCGAAGCAACAGGTGGGACAGTTTCAGACTCAGGTGATTTCAGAATTCATACTTTTACAGGCCCTGGTACTTTTTCAGTAACTAACGCAGGAAGCCCAGATTTTGGATATGTAGACTATTTAGTAGTCGCTGGTGGCGGAGGTGCAATAGCCTCAGGAGGAGCAGGAGCAGGAGGATTTAGAGTATCAAATCAATGGAGTTTACCCTCTCCAACTATGTCGCCTCTCGCAGCACCATCAGGACTAACTTTAGCAGCTGGAGATTATTCAATAACTGTAGGTTCAGGAGGTTCAGGTTCTCCAGGTTCAAGTGCTGGTGCTAATTCTGTTTTTTCAAATATTACATCTGCAGGTGGTGCTCCAGGAATTAGTCATACAGGTAGTTTTCCTGCGCCACAAACTGGAGGATCAGGTGGCGGTGGATCAGGATCAGGTGAGACTAATACAACTTACCCAGGATCAGCAGGAAATCAACCACCTACAACTCCAAATCAAGGTAATGACGGAGGCGGTGGTCAAAACACTCCAAATGGTGCATATGGAAACGGTCGACACGGCGGTGGCGGCGGAGGTGCAGGAGCTGCAGGACAAGTTGGGAACCAAAGTAATAACGGTAACGGCGGAGTAGGTTCATATGTTGATGTTGCTTGGGGACCTTCAATAGGAGAAACAGGTCCAGTAACTCCAGCTAGATATTTAGCCGGTGGTGGCGGTGGCGGATATGACACTCGAGGAGGATCTAGTGGTGGAACCGGAGGTGCTGGTGGTGGAGGCACTGGAGGACAAACTCCACAACAAAATGCAAACCCTGTAGTTGCAAATTCAGGTGGCGGCGGAGGAGCTGGCACAGGTGGAGGTGTTAATACAAATGGTACTGCTGGAGGATCAGGAATAGTAGTAATTAGATATAGATTTCAAGAAAGTTAAGATATGGCTAATTTTGCAAAAATAACAGAGGATAATAAAGTATTAACAGTTTTAGCTGTTGACAATAAAGATATTATAAATTCAGAAGGAGTTGAATCTGAAGCAGAAGGTCAATATTATTTAGAAAAACATAATAATTGGCCACAACATTTATGGATTCAAACATCATATAATACATCAGCAAATACTCATAAATTAGGAGGAACTCCATTCAGAGGAAACTTTGCAGGTATTGGTTATGAGTGGGACCCAGTTAATGAAATTTTTTGGGGCGAACCAATTTTTCCTTCTTGGGTAAAAGATATAGCAACAGCAAGTTATAAATCTCCAGTGGGAGATGCTCCTGAATTAACTCCGGAACAAAAAAAAGAACAACAAATTTATGAGTGGAATGAAGAAGCTCAGAATTGGCAATTATCAGATCCTGTTCCGTATCCAACTTCAACTCGTCAATGGAATGAGGATACTTTAGCTTGGGAAATTATTTAGTAAACTATTGAATAATTATATAAATAGTTTATTATTATAATAATAATAAGTTATGAATTTTTTAGAAAGAACATTTTATTTATGCTTTGGCCAACTTTAGTTGTTGATGATTTTTTTAAAAATGTGGATGCTGTAATAGATTACAGTAAAACTTTAAAATTTTTTAAGACAGATGGAAAATATCCAGGGGAGAGAACAAAGCCTCTTCATGTTGATGAGGAAAACTTTTTTAAAAAAGTAACATCAAAAATTATAGCTTGTTACTATCCAAATGAATTACAGAGCCCTAATTTAAGATGGACTGCAGTATCTTATTTTCAAAAAATAAAAACAAAAGATCATGCTAATCTTGGTTTTGTTCATCAAGATAGAGATGAAGCTTTTACTTCTATAGTATATTTAACGGAAGAAGAGAATACAGGAACTTCTTTATATAGATTAATTAAAGAATCAAATAAAACAGAAAACTATATACCCACAAAAATAAAGGGTTACCTAAATGTTAAACATCAAAAAAGTAAAAAATTTAAAAATGTTTTAAAAGAAAATTTAGATAGCTATCAAAAAACCTTAGAGTTTACATCTTTAAAAAACAGGATGATTATGTTTGATGGATCGCAATATCACGCAGCAAGTAGTTTTGGTAAAAAACAAAAGGAGAGATTAACGTTAATAACATTTTTTAAGAATGTTTATTTTAGGGATGGAACACCTTTGAAATATCATCTTAACGAATGCTACAAAATATAACATGAAACAAACAATATTATCACAAATAGACATATACGAAGGTGAAATTAAAATGCCTAAATTTTTTGATATTAATAGATCAGAATTAAAAGCTGATATTTTAGAATCTTATGTTACTCAAAATGTAAGAAGCAATAATAAACTTGATTACGCTTCAATGGATTATAATCTACCTTATTCAAAATCTTTACATATGTTAAAAACATACATTGTTGAACATTCTAAATTACACTATAACCACACTTTAGTTCCATTAGAATCTTTTGGAAATATTTTAAATTCAAACCAACAATCTTTTTCAAGAACAATGATAAACCCAATTGATTTATTACATTCACCTGATTACACAATGATGTATGGAGTTGATGTGCAACCTAATTCAAGCTCATTAGTAATTGAATATAACAATAATAGAAAAGTTAATAATAAAAGATTTTTTAAAATAAAAAATAATTGCTATATTATTTTTCCATCTGTATTACAATCTTTTATAACAGCTAACAATTCTTCTAAACAAAATATTTTTTTAACAGTAAATTTTGAAAGATTTGATTAGTGAACTTACACAATTATTATTATTATTTTAAATCTGTAATTCCACCTAAAATATGCGATGAAATTATTAAGTATGGAAATATGCAAAAAGAACAAGAAATTTTAGCTTTAACAGGTGGTCAAGGCATGAAAAGAAATTTAGATAAAAATCCATTAAGTAAACAAGAAATTAAAAATTTAAAAAAGAAAAGAAATTCAAATATTGTTTGGATGAATGATAGGTGGATCTATAAAGAAATTCAACCTTATGTAAATGAAGCAAATAGAAACGCAGGTTGGAATTTTGAATGGGATCATTCTGAATCTTGTCAATTTACAAAATATGGAAAAGGTCAATATTATGGTTGGCATTGTGATAGTTGGGAACACCCTTATGAGGAGGAGGGACCAAGTAAAGGAAAAATTAGGAAATTGTCTGTTACAATTAGTTTATCAAATTATAATGAATACGAAGGAGGACAGTTAGAGTTTGATTGTAGAAACCAAGATCCTGATAAAAAACCAAATACTAAAATATGTGAAGAGATACTTACAAAAGGTTCTTTAGTAGTGTTCCCTTCATTTGTTTGGCATAGAGTTAAACCAGTAACAAAAGGAGTAAGATATAGCTTAGTGGTGTGGAATCTTGGCTATCCTTTTAAATAACATGATAGAAAAAAATTTATTCTCAATACCTATATGGTCAATGCAAGTAAAAAATTTTAAAGATAAAAAGAAACAATTAAATAAACTATTTAAACTTTACCCAGAAAAAAGACAAGGTCTTCAAACTTTTGAAACAAACAGGCAAATAGATAGAAAAAATTTAAGTATAAACTTTTCAAATATTATAAAACAAGAGTTAGAATTATTTGTTGAGAAAGTAAAAAGAAATATACAAATAGAAGATGTTTGGTCAATTTCTTATAAAAAAGAAGATTATCATAGCACCCATAATCACGGGTCTGTTGGTCTTACTGGAATATTGTATTTAGATATGCCAAAAAATGCTCCTGTTACTCAGTACATTCAACCTTGGAATAATTTTATTAATGATACCACGCTGTATCATCCCTTTCCAGTAACAGAAGGAACAATGATTATTGCACCAAAATTTGTACAACATTTTACAACACCTAATAAATCTAAAAAAATAAAAAGAGTTATATCGTGGGATATGAAAGTAATTTAATGAGCTTTAAAAAAAATAAATATACAGTTTTAAAAAATGTTATTTCTAAAGAATTAGCTAAATTTGTTACTGATTATTTTTTATTAAAAAGACAAGTTGCAAGAACTTTATTTGATACAAGATACATTTCTCCATTTACAACTGAATTTGGTGTTTGGAATGACCAACAGGTTCCAGAAACTTATTCTCACTACGCTGATATTGCTATGGAAACATTACTGCAATTAGTCCAACCTTTTATGGAAAAACATACTAAATTAAAATTAACACCCACTTATTCTTATGCAAGAATATATAAACCTGGTGATATTTTACACAGACATAAGGATAGATTTAGTTGTGAAATATCTACAACATTGAATCTTGGTGGTGATGATTGGCCAATACATTTAGAGCCATCTGGAGAAGTTGGTAAAAAAGGTATTAAAGTAAATTTAAAACCTGGCGACATGCTTGTTTATAAAGGTGTGGAATTAGAACATTGGAGAGAACCTTTTAACGGTAAAGATTGTGTACAAGTTTTTTTACATTACAATCAGTTTTCTAAAAAAGCAGAACAAAATCGTTTTGATGGAAGACCTCATTTAGGACTACCTGCTTGGTTTAAAAAGCAACATGACAATTAAAGTAATAGATAATTTTTTAAATGATTCTTACCATAAAGAAATACTAAACTTATTAAATGGTCCTAACTTTCCTTGGTATTATCAAGACAATCTAACTTATAGAAATCAAAAAAATTCTTTAAATGATTTTGGTTTTAGTCATGTGTTTTTAAATAAGAATGGACCTAAATCAAGTTATTATAATTTAATTTTACCTTTTATTTTAAAAGTCAAAGACGAAATTAAAGCAAAAACAATTATTAGATGTAGAGGAGATATGACAGTTTTATCTATAAAGAAATATATACATCAATATCATACTGATTCTAGCACTCCTAATATAGCTAGTGTCTATTACGTAAATAATTCAGATGGAGAAACTATTTTTAAAGAATCAAAAAAATCAATCAAACCAAAAGCAAATAGATTAATTATATTTGATGGAAGTGTCTTACATACAGGATGTTCACCGCAAAAAAATAAAAATAGAATTTTATTAAATTCAAACTATTTAATATGAAAAAGATAAATATTGAAACATATAAATTAGATGACAAAATTACTAAAAAATTTATTAAAGCGTTAAATGAGTTAAAGAAAGAAAAAAACGTAGCTAAAGATACTTGCACAATTTTAGGTTTTCAAAGTGAAAACATTTTAAAATATTCAAAATATCTTCATTTTAAAGATACAATGGAAAAAATACTAAAGAAAAAATATAACGTGTTTCATATACATTTGATAGACTACGAAAAAAATGGTTATCAATTAGAACATGATCACAAAAAGACAGAGGATTATTCTTTTATTCTATATTTAAATAATTGTAATACAGGTCACACTGTATTTGAAAGCTCTTTAAAAATTAAACCAGAAAAGAATAAGTTAATAGTGTTTAAATCTGATTTAAAACATTATGGTGAAACTTGTTTAAGTAATAAAAAAGTAGCAGTTGGAGCCATGTCTTATATTTAATGATTAAAGAAATAAAAAATTATTTAGATTTAGAAAACTTTAATAAGATAAAAAATTTATTAACTAGTAATGAATTTCCTTGGTTTTTGAATGAATTTAAAGTTGCGCGTAATGAGCAGAATAAAATATATGATTGGCAACTTACTCACATTTTTTATAGAAACTTTACGATTTGTAGTCAATATTT